AAGCCCCCTAAGGGGCTTCTCTTTGGTCGTAAGCATTTCGCTTACGGCCAACCACAGAGGTAACCGTTTATGAGCAGGACACGATCCCGAGGAAATCTTGAGAAGGCATGGTACAAGTGGACCGACTACAACCCTAACGGGGCGTTTGGCGGTTCTGGCACTGTGACTTCTGAAAAGAAATCCAACGGAGAGTTCCAAACGACGACAGACGTCCTCGTCCCCGACTTCCGTCGGAGGCAGGCGAATGGCGAAGTGTTCATAAACCCCTTCGTAGTTGACAAGACCCGGCGAACAACCGGGTCTCAAAACTACACGATCGGCCCCGATGTAGATTGGGGTCGACGTACTCTTGAAGGGATGCTGCCTTGCGTTTGGTCTAAACCACCGACGCGGCCAGCCTGGTTTCAAACTCGCATCGACGATGCCAAGCAGAGAACGCTCTTGACCGCCCACTCGCGTGTGGCGGCTGAGGACTTCCTCTCTCTTGTCACTGTGGCTGAGTCTGCGAAGACCGCAGCCATGATGGCGAGTCCTTTCGGGAAGGCGCGCGACTTAATCACTCGCATCGTCACCCGTAGACTCCGGCTCATCCAGAACGGCTTGAACCTTCTTGACGCGACGACGAACGCCTGGCTCGAATATAGGTTTGGGTGGAAACCCGTCCTATACGAGATGCAAGGTATCCGAGAAGCGTACTTGAATGGAACAAGCGCATGGCTTGAACCGAAGCGACTTGTGGCCAGAGCCTCGGACACGAGCATTGTTTGGAGCAGTCCGAACAATGTCACGACCGAGGCCCAGCCATTCGTCACAACAGTGACAATGGTTGCGAACTATGACCATACTGCCAAGGTGTCGTCTGGTGTGCTCTATGAGCTCACTGACGGTTCTCTGGAGTCGGCAACAGCACGACGGATGGGTCTCCGCCTGTCTGACGTGCCAAGCACGATTTGGGAATTAGTTCCTTGTTCTTTTGTGATAGATAGGTTCCTGGATATCGGTTTGTGGCTTCAAGCCATTATGCCGAAACCCGGAGTGAATGTACTTGGAACGTGGACTACTGTCGTAGACCGCCAAGTCAACTCGCACACTGTGCGCGAAGGCAAGGTTGTCATCGTCAAGACCGCGTTGGGGAAACCCCCTGCCACGTACTTCTTTTCCGGTGGGACATACAATGAAGAGATTCAAAGTGTGACCCGTCTTGCGAACCCATCGATTCCATCCCTGCCCACGGTTAACTACCGTGATCTTAACCTCTCCCAACAGATCGACCATGCGGCATTGATTGTGTCGCGTTTGCGAGGTCTCAAGGTGAGAACCTGAAGAGGAAATATGGGCCTGAAAACCATGTCCATTAACATCGGTGGGACTGTGTCCAACACCGGTGGCACCGCCAAAGTCTTTGCTGACGATGGTGTGACCGTCCCGAACGGCGTGCATGTTACTGTCCCTGCAACGGCGGATTTTCGTGTGCGTGAGCACGCGACGTTCCGCTATCGGCCCGCGGCCATTCAAGCCGACGGCTCTTACACTCGCCAAAACAACTCGGCATCCTTGACGGTGCCGAAATTGCTGGCGAGTGGGGCCTATGTCAACAACACGGTGCGAATCGTGATGGACATTCACCCCGAGAGCACGTCGACGGAGTACGCGGATCTTCGGAAGCTCGCAGCACAACTGCTGTGTGACTCCGACACGGACAACTTCTGGACTGCCGGCTCACTTGCGTGAATCGGCCTTCGGCTCCCTTCTCCGACGCGTCGTGGTGGCTTTATGGATTGCCTATTTCAGTTTCATGATTTGGGCTTCCATGGCGCCACCTCGTTCGACGAGGAAAGAGGAGCTTACCCCTGACGGGGCATCAGAAGAGCATGCAAACCTGTCCTGCGATCAAAAGCCGGACAGTTCTCAACTCCTACTGGAAACTAAGGAGCTAGCGTGGATGACACCCCATCTGAACCCTTACGCGAGTTTGGGTTCGACCTCAACGCGTGGAAACTCGCTGAGAGGCTACTCGAAGACTTTGCGCCCTATGTCCCTGATTTGTTCCTGCAAACAGCAAGACCCGCGATAGCGGGTCGCAATGTAGAGCAGGTCAGGGCATTGTCGTGCGGTGCGATTGATTCCCATCAACCGTACTCCCTGAAGACAACTCGGCAGATCACCGATCTGTTCAAGAAGTTTTCTTTCTCTCAGGACCTTCGCACACCAATCGAACTGCGTGATGACTCCATAAAGAAATTCATGGATAATCAAGCACGGTTGTTGAACTTTGAAGTCCCGCGTGATGACCCAAAACTTCGGGCCATCATCTTTGGGGCTAAAGGGTATGCGAACCAGATTCTTGGGGATTTCTCCAACCTGGAAATCTGTGAGAGAGCATCGTTCGGCAAAAAGTCGTCCGTAGGGATTCCCATGCGTAAAGCCTGTGAAGGTGAACGCTATGAGGCCCCAATAACGGGTTCGAGTGCTCATATTGAATGGTTTGACAAGTACTACGGTACTTGGAACCGACCCGCGTTGGAATACGCGAAGTCGAGAGCAGCGCTCCTAAAAGAGCCACTCTACCGTTCAGTTGACACTCTCGAGGCTGTTCTTGTCGACAAGACCTGGAAGTCACTTCGAATGATCATGCCCAACACCACGATTGGTACGCTGTACTCGTCGGGGCTAGGGCGGACTATCGAAGATCGTCTCAGAAACTTTGGTTACGACATCAAGCACCTTCAACCAGTGCATGGTGAACTTGCCAAGTTCGGGTCGTTGACGGGCTCGCTCGTCACGGCTGATCAGTCAATGGCCAGTGATAATATCACTGTTCAACTGATCGACGAGATCTTACCATTCCGATGGGCTTCGGCTCTAAAGTTCGGTAGGATCGAGGGACTTTCCCTTTATGGACATCGGTTGGCTTCGCCGACCTTTGCCACGATGGGAATTGGTTTTACGTTCCCTCTCCAGACGCTTGTTTTTCTCTGCCTTCTGTTGGCGATTAGGGACCACTGTGAGCTTGACGAGCAAACAGTGATTTCCGTCTTTGGCGATGACCTGGTTTATGACGTAAGGATGCACTCTACTGTCGTGGAGTACTTCCCCAAGCTTGGCCTGGTTTTGAACATCGATAAGACATTCGCTGATGGGAGTTTCAGAGAGTCCTGCGGTTTTGATTATTACCGCGGGGTTGACGTACGTCCGTTCCATCTGGGACGGGCGACGGGCCAAACCGCCGGGAGGCGGCGAGCTGAAGCCTATTTGTACACGATCATGAACGGCCTGTTACGGCGTTGGAACGTGTATGAAATTCCTTTGACCCTGGAGTTCCTCATCGGAGAAATCCGACGAGTCCGAGGGGATGACCCACTGGTCGTTCCCGACGATTATCCGGATACTTCAGGAGTTAAGGCTTCTCCTTGGACTGCACACTTGCTAGGCCTCACGGTTCGTTGGAGGCGTGGGCGAGACGGTATCTTGACTTTTCGTTACCTGGCTTTCGAGCCGGAGACGAAGGTCGAGCGCCGCCACGATCCATATCTCTTTCGGGCCTTACAGACCAACACAAGTGTCGACGTCCCACTACGTAGAGTGGGGGATTACCTCCTTCCTTTGCGTGGTAAAGGTGATGTTCTCGTAGAACGAACGCATGTCTTCGGACATGTGATCGACCCTGCGAGGAGGGCTTTCCGCTCAGAACTGAGCGGAAAGAGGTTACGTCCTCAGCTCACCACGATCCCTGAACAGGACCGTGGCAGGTACCGAGAACGGCCCGGGTTCCGAGGAAACTGGACCCCGGAGTCAAAGAGTGGGCTTGAAAACCCATTCATTGACCGGTAGTCGTTAGACTACCTAAAGGGAAATGCAG